GAAAAATTTTATAAAAAAATAAAGCGGCGGGCCGCCCATTGGGTAGCCCGCCGCTTCTCTTATTCCTCGTTGTCCTTAGTCTGCCGTTCCGCAGCTTTCTTCCCGGCGGCCAGCAGCTTCAGCAGGCCATCGGGGACATCGGCACCCATGTGGGCGGCGTTCTCGGCGATGGAGCCGAGCTCGGTAAAAATGTACCACACCAGCACCACGGGCAAAATCAGGCTCTGGTACGTAATGCCCAGGCCGGGCAGGTTGGCGACCGCGATGCTGAGCACAGCATCGGTCAGCGCGGCCACAATGACCACGACCAGCATGCCGGCCTTGTGCCAGATGCCAGACCGTGCCACGGCGCTGGCCCACTCTCCCCTGCTGGCGGCCGCCGCGCTGCCGGAGAGCCAATCCAGCACCATGCAGGCAGCCCAGGCCACCACCAGCCAGCCCAGCCAGCCGAATGCCGCGGTAAAGGCACCGCAGGCGGCAGCGATCACCGCCTTGACCCACAGGAAAATGTTGTCGTCTTTCATGGTTTACTCCTTTCGTTCACGCTGCCTGCGCGGTGCCCTTGGCACCTACGGCGGACAGCTTGTCCAACACGGCCTTGGCATCGCCCTGGGTGATGGGGCCGACCTCGATGTTCTGATGCGCCATCTCGGCATCGCTGAATTCTGCCCAGTACAGCCGCATGGCCACCAGCTGCAGCTGGATCGCAAGGCTGAACACCGCCATGGCCTGGGCGTTGGTCAGGTTGCTGGCACAGATGGTCTGCAGCGTGGAGGCGGCAGGCTTGTCCTCGGCCGGGCGCTCGACCGCATGCTCACCGGGACCGTAGGTGTAGACGCTGCTGCTGGCGGTGGTGAAGTCATAATCCAGCCAGGTCAGCGGGTTGGTGCGCTTGCCGCCCAGCAGCACCTCGAAGTGCAGGTGCGCGCCAAAAACGTTGCCGGTGGCACCGCTGTAGCCGATCAGTTGGCCCTCCTTGACCTTCTCGTCCTTGCAGACGATGAACTTGAACAGGTGGGCGTACCGGGTCACAAGGCTCTGCTGCTTGTAGTCGGCGTGGCGGATGTCCACATAGTTGCCGTAGCTTTGCAGGCTGCGCTCGTCGGTGGTGTGGCCGTCCCACAGCTGGGTGGCCGACACCGTGCCGTCCTCTGCCGCGTAGACCGGGCGCACGGCGGTGTTGCCGATCTGGGTGCGCAGGTCGATGCCGTTATGGCTGCGGCCGCTGTTGTAGTGCCAGCCCTGGGTCAAAATGTGCTGATCCAGCGGCCAGCGGAGTAAAACTTCACCATTCGATAATCTCATTTGAAAACTCCTTTTTATGTTCTCAACCACCAGTTCATCACAACGTCCGAACTGGGCTTTTCTTCTACCAACGCCGTGATGGTCCCGGCCCCGGTGTAGACCAGGCCCGCGTTGATCTTGTCCATCGAATCGGCGAGGATCACATCGGTGGCGAATACGCCAGTCTTGTTGGTCGAGCCGAGGCTCAAGAACATGCTGTTGGCGGTCAGGGTCGGCGCGACCGAGATCTTCTTCGAGGGGTACACGGTCTGCTTGTAGGCAAAGCCCTGGGCTTGCTCATCCGTGGAGGCGGTCGTCCAGCTGTCCACGTAAAAGGTGGCGTAATACTCCCACGGCAGGGCAACGTAGAGGACTTTGTTCTGCACCGGGTTGGCGCTGCTGCCGGACAGCGCGGCATCGACCGTGGTTTTGTTGGCCTCCGATTCAATGCCGCTCAGTTTGGAATACTGGGCCGGGCTCATCAGGCCGTTTTTGTAGGCCGAGGCCAGGCTATAAGTCGTGTCGGAACCCGGAATGCCCAGGGCGGTGATGTCGGTCTTTTCCACTTTCGCAACAGCGGTGACGTGCCCCAGGCTGTCCACGGTGATTTTGTACAGGCCGCTGGCCCGGGCGGTATGCGACGGATGGGTGTACTTGTTCGCGCCCTCGTCAATGCCGTTCAGCTTCTTCATAGAGGCAGGCGGCATCAGGCCCGCGGTGGTCTCGGTAGCCTCGGCGATGGTGGTCTGCTCGGTCACCGGCGTAACGTAGAGGACGTCATCGTCCAGCGTACCGGCAGCCTTCATGGCCTCGTATTCGTCCTCGCTGACGGCAACCACAAGCTGCTTTTCGGGGGTAAGGTACATCTGGTTAGGGTCGATCTCGCCCGCCTTGGCCGCCGCTGCATACTGTTCGGCGGACAGAACGTTCAAGATAAATTCGCCGACCGTAACTGTTGTTTTTGCCATTTCCTCACCCCTTTACATAATTGGTCTGGGTATCAAACAGGCCTGCAAGGTCGCTCTGCTCCACCCACAAACCGTTGACCTTTTTGTAAACCTTGGAAACAGCTCCCCAGGCACCGTTTTGTTTCAGCATCAGCTGCTCGGTTGGCCCAGTGCTGCCGCCAGTGTAATCTACAGTCAGATCAGCGCCGTAAAAACGCAAAGTATGGCTGTTGTTTGCGGATAGCGAGCCGCGTGTACAGGTAATCAGCAAGATAAGATCGTCCAGGCTCTCACGATCCCACCAGCCGGTATCGTTAAAAGTCTGAGCCACTGGGGATGTCCCCAACTCAATTTCGCCGCTCAACCCGGCCGTGCCGCAATACAACTGCGCAACACCGCTCAAAATATACGGTGACGCATTCGAGATTCTGGCCTTTATCTTACAAGAGATAGAATCGATCTTGGCATCTGTCGGAATCTTTGACACATCAAATTTGACTGCCAGCTTAGAAACCGCACCACCACCTTTGTTCAGGTTTAGCACCGCAAAGGTGTCACTGCTTGAACTGGTAAGGCCATTTGAAAGCGGATAAGACGCATCTACCGAAATATACGATGAGCGTTGACCATCATATCCTGCAGGAACCAATGTTACACTTGCCATACATTAGCCCCCAGTCTGCAAATACAAATCGCCATTGCTGCCGATCGAAGAACTGGGCTCGGAACTACCGATGTAGAATTTCTGGATGACAACGGTCCCCGCCACCCCAAAGATGGACTTGCCTGCCAGAATATTGCCGCCAACGAGGTTGGCATCGCCTTTAATGGTTTGCGCCCCGGACAAATACTGCCCAGCTGCAATGACCTGGTCGGTGCTTTTCGGGGTATAGGTCGCCGCCGCCTTTTTGGTGACACCGCTGCCAATGTACCCCGCGGGCACGGCTTCCACCGTGACCTGGCTCATGCCATCGTAGCCGGTGTCTGGGGTCACGGCTTGCTGGCTCTCGGTCGGCGTGACCGTCTTTTTCTGCAGCTTGGCAGCGCCAGCCCCCGCAAAAATACTGACTTTCTTGTCGCCTAAGTAAACGGGCATATTCTCACCACCTGCAAATTTTAATCGTTGTCTGCGCTTCGGGTGTGGCCCAGCTGCCATCGCCGCACAGGTACTTTTTTTCGTCCCCGGCAGCGGGTGGCGGTACCAGGCCGGATGTGCCCGCGGCCTCGGCGCTGGCCCCGGTGAACACATTCGGGGGCGTATATTCGCCCTCGATCTGTTCCCCGGCCGCATTGTGGGCGGTCTGTCCGGCCAGCAGGGTGCCCCTGGTCACGGTGTCCCCGGTCAGATCCAGCAGGGTCTCACTGCCCAGCACCACCTTGTTCACCGCCATGGTTAGCCTCCCACCGTCAGGGTCTGGCCGCCGGCGGCGTTGTCCACGTAGTTGGTCGGGATGGCCGCCACCATGACCTGTGACAGGCAGTTGTAGTCGCTGTCGGGCAGGACGGTCTGCTGCTCAAAGGTCGGGGTCACGCTCTTGGCCTGGGGCTTCATGCCCTCGGAGGAGGACATGGAACCCTCCACGCCCAGGATGGTGACACCCTCGCGGATGTTGGCAGACACCAGCTTGGCCTGCTCGGTCTCATCGATTTCAGCGCTGCCGCTGCCATCGTGGAAGCCCATGGGGATGGTGTACTTGCCGTCCTTTTGGGTGATTTTCCCGGCTACGGCTCCGTTGTTGGGCATCGTGCCGGTCATCTTGGCACCACGTGCGTAGAACGTCTTGCCGTCCAGCACCTCGGCCACCGCAGCCGTAGCATCCGTGGAATCCACGTCCTTGGTGTTGGTGCCGGTGATGGGTGCGCCGGTCTTATCGTGGGCGGTAATGCCCTTGGCCAGCTTGTCCGGGGTCACGCTGTCGGCGGTCAGGTCGAGTTTGACCTCCTTGCCGATGATGACCTTATTTACATATTGGTTAGCCATTGAAATATTCATCTCCCATAATCAGGGTCACGCCGCCGCAATCGTTGGAGACCTCGTACCGGGGAATCTTTCGCACGGTCACATCGTCCGGCATCAGCTTGTCTTTGGTTTCCAGGCGAGTCTCCTCGTAGGTGCGCGGGGTCACGGTGGTCTCGCCCTTGTACTGCGGCGCGGTGGATAAAATGGTGGTCTGCCCCAGGTCGGCGGCCAGATCGGCATCGGTGCCAAACTCCACCACAAAGGCGGAGGGTGCGGCAAACTGTACGTCTAACGTCATGTAAGCACACCATCTTTCAGAATCTGGCTGACCGGCACACGGAACACTTGCGAGGCCATGCGGGCAGATCCAACGCCAACGCGCAGCTGAATTTGCAGTTCCGTGTCCCCGCGAAGCTGCAGCGTTTCCTCCTCGGTCAATGTGCAGGAAAGTACATTACCGGACATCGTCACGTCCGGCAGGCCGCGCTCAAACAGCAGCTCGCCGCCCTGTTTGAACGCAACGGACAGCATTGAGATGGTCTCGCACTCGATGGGCAGCGTAAAGGTAAAGGTCGGGGTCGTACCGCGATACATATCACACCACCTCGAACCACTCGGTATCGGTCAGCGCCGTGGCTGTGCCGTCCTGCAGGGCAACGTACAGTTTGTCGCCGTCGGTGTAGTAGTACCCGGTGCAGACGGTCATGCCGTCCACCCAGTACAGCGGGCGGTCGTTGGTTCCGTAGGCGTTGGGGTCTTCCTGCAGTTCCCACGCAAAACCCGCCGTGCCGCTGTAGGTCGGCACCCACTTGTAGCCCAGCTTCGGGGGCATGGTGGGCTTGGCCTCGGTGGGGATCTCGGCCAACATCAGGGAGAGTTTGGTCGCATCGTCCAGCACAATGGTGCTCGCCTCGATCTCCGCCTGCTGCCGCTCGGCCAGTTCGGCCACGGTGTAGCGGTGGTACAGCTGGCAGTCCTCGTACACATCGTAGCCGGAGATGATGTGCTCAAGGCCTTTGGGGTCGTCCTCGGTGACAGTGCCCTGCATCACTTCCCGGCTCTCCGGCACATGCTCGGCAACCCGCCTGGCGGTGTAGAGATAACCCGCGGACAAGTCGGGAGAGATCAGCTCCTCGTTGGTGATTTCATCGTAGATTTTCATTTTGTACCTCGTTATTTGTAGACGTAAATTTCTACAGTTAAGTACAGACTGTTGGCATGGTAGTCATACTGTGTATATGTCCCCTTCAGGGTTAAAACCGAGTTGGAAAAACCGGTAATTTCCAAATTCGTGAAACTACGGCTTTGCTTTTCGGCAGGGCTGGAAGTAAAACCGGAAATACGAACGAAAAAGTCCTCCGCCTTTTTTCCTGCCACATTAAATTCTGAAAGGTCATACGTCTGAAACGAGCTTGTAGCGGTACTGCTGCCGTTAATAGGTGTAAATGTAACGGTCGTAAGCAGCTGCAATTTTTTCCCGCCCGGTGTTCTCGGCGACATTCCCATAAAATCACTCGCTTCCATTAAGTTGTAAGTATAATCAATGTTGCAGATGCTGTAGAATAATAATCCATGTACTGACTGGGGATACTGATGACATCTCCTGCACTTAATTTTTTTTCAAGGTCAAAACCGCTGTCAATAAAAGGGCCGAAAATTGTAACATCATTGCATTTCAAATAAGCCTTATAGGCGGAATCCCGTGCCTGCACCCAGCCAATAAGCCGATATGTACCCGCTTTTTTAATATGGATTTCAAAAGTGCCATCTGAAGCGCTTGCCAATTTCTCGTTACAGTAAAGTGCCTTAATGCTTGCCGACCCCATCCCGTATTCATAGATTTGTGCAAGCGTTTTCCCTTTTGCGTTCTCTCCCGGAATCCTCGGTGCTACACCCATCAGCAGTACCCCCGCGCAGCACATGCCGCAGATTTCTTACGGGGGGGGGTAAAACTACATACAAACGAATGTTTCATGCTAAACCTCCATCAACTTTGAATGACCCACCGCGCCCGGATTTCGGCGGTAGGCTTTTCTTTTACCTTAACCAGCACCGAATTGTACGCCGTGACCGTCACGCCGTCGTTGATGATGTCCTGCACTTCATCCAGCACATCATCGGTAGCGGGCACCCCGGTCTTGTCGTAGCCGATGCCGGACAAAAACACGCTGGCAGCCGTCACTACCGGCGCATGGCTGTTCGCGCAGGTCAGGGTAGCCGTCTGCTGGTACAGTAGGTCTTTGGCCTGGTCGGCGCTGCTGCAGGCCGTCCACCCGTTCAGCGTAAGCCTGGCGTAGTAGATGTTGGAGACCTTGTCGATCGCCTTGAAAATATCGGTCTGCCGTCCTTGCGGGTCATAGGTCGATCGCATCATGGCCGAGGTTCCGGCATTCAGCTGGTTCAGTTCGGCTTCGATTTTCTGCAAAAACGCTTCAAAGGCGGCTTCCATCACGCTGGTGTCTACCGCGTCGATGGTATCCCGCATCAGGCCGCAGACGCTGCCATCCAGCCGCAGGTCTACCACGTTGTCGGCGCTGATCTTAGTAGCGCCGGTGGGCCGGGTCACCCGGTACAGGAAGATCTCGTCATAGTCGTCACTGCGCCGCAGGCTGGGCAGCGTGGGGCTGGCCGAGGCCGTACCCTTGCGCACTTCCAGACCTGCGGTGTTGGCGTTTTTGTCGTACACCAGGGCAATGGCATCCCAACGGGGATTCACGCCGTCGGCATCCTCAAAGGTCAGGGTCACATCGCCCTGGCTGAACGGGAACGCCGCCCACTGATCACTCACGTGGATGCAGCCCACGCCCTTGCCCACAGTGACCGTATTGTTGCCGTTGGTTTTGGCGGCAAAGCTGTCGGCGTTCAGCACGCCGCGGCTGCGGGCCGCATAGGCTGCGCCCAGCGCCACGCTGGTATACTGCTTATTGTCCAGCGGCCAGCAGATAAGCTCGGTCAAAGCACATCACTCCTTTTTAAAGGTAAAGTTGTCAAACACAGGGCAAAGGCTGCGCCCGGTGCTTTCGTAGATGATCTTGATGCTGGCCACCCGCGCGGTGGCTTCCAGGCCGATCTCCTCCACCCGCACCGGCACAATATCGCCCAGGGCGTAGTCCTGACCGTAGATCATCTGGCTGTCGGCGGCGGTGCATTTCAGCTGCCGGGTCCCCAGGTGATTGGCCAGAGCTGCGCGGGCATAGTTCTGCACGGCGGTCTGGTATTCGGTTTCGGTGTAGGTTTTCTCGGTGGTGCTGCCGTCCGCGTTCTGCACGGTGTATTTGTGCTTTACGCTGCTGCCGTCCACCCACAGCTCGTGCCGGGCATTGCCGGCGGCTGTGATGTCTCCTACCTCGCAAAAATACCGGGTAAAGCTGTCCCCCTCGCTGGGTTCCTCGCCGCCGCACAGCACCACATTGGCGTAGTCGCTGGCATCCTCGGTATAGGTTGGGCTGGAAAGGTTCTGCATCCGGGTCGAAAAGTAGCCCATGTACAAATCGCTCCCCGGTGCGCTGCGGTCCTTGCCCTGCAAAAGTTCCAGCGTTTCGCTGCCGGTGGCCGGGTCAAAGGCGCAGCGCAGGCCAAACCCGCCGGTCTCGGCCAGCTGGGTCATGGCATCCAGGCAGGTCACCCATTCCAGGTCCACTGCCTCACAGGGGGCAGTAAAATCAGCGGCATCCGGCAAGGCCACTTCCAGCTCGCGCAGGTTGGCACGGCACAGGTCCAGCAGCCCTGCGGCTGCATCGGTCACGGTGGTCTTGCCCTTGGCTATCCGCTGGGCGAACCGCTGCAGGGTAAACTTGCCCCGCACGGTCAGCTTGCGGGCATTGCTGTCCAGTTCCGTGGCTACGATCAGCGCGGCCAGGCCGGGGGTGTCCGGGTTGTAAAGCACGGCTCCCTGCACCAGCATGGCGCGGTTGGTGGCGGTAGCGCCGCACACCAGCTTGATCTCGCCCACATCGGCAAAGGCCGGGGCCCACTGCAGGCTGTTGGCACTGTCCACCATGCCCATGCGCTCCCCGTTCTGGTATACATACAGGCGTAAAGCGTCAGACACCGGCCGCCACCCCCTTAGGTGCCGTCACTGTGGCGGTCAGGTTTTCGCGGCCCTCGTCAGCCGTCAGGCGCAGCACATTGTCGCCGGGGTCCAGCGTCATCCACAGGTCGCTGTCGTAGTCCAGCCAACGGAACCCGTTCACATCAGTACCATCGCTCTGTCGGTAGGTGCAGCCACGGGAACCATCCACCGTGGAGATGATGGCCGATTCACCGGGCAGCATTTCCTTGTTCAGTTTCAGGTAGCTGCGCTTGCCGTTGTGCCACAGCATCGGATTCTTCACGCGGGCCGCAGCGGTCAGGGTCAGCACAAACTCGGTCTCGGTGCTGCCGCTGTTCACCACGGTAGTGTACACATCTTTTTTGTATTTGCTGATGTACCAGCTGCCGGCGGTCGAGACAGGGGTCGGGAACCAGCTGCCCTCCAGGCCGCCCAGCATGGTGGCTGCCGTTTCCACGGTGCGCCAGTAGGGGTACGCTGCTTTCAATTTAAACTGAAAGTTCAAAAGGTGTTCCCCGCCGCTCACATCCGGGGTATGGGTGGGCAGCACATCCAGATACCAGGTGGTATCGCCCACGGTTTTCAGCCAGCGGGCGGCCTCTTTGGGGCGGATGAGCCGCTTCAGCAGCGCCTCGTTGGCATCCAGGTCCCGCAGGATGCTGCCGGTCACGGTCAGGCTGCGGCTGCCTACGGATTGCCCCGTGATGGTCTTGCCGGTCTGCCCGGTGGATTGCTGCTCGGTCATTTCCACGTCCAGGCCGTCATCGCCGGTCAGGTTCGTGATCCAGAGATCGCTGTCCACGGCAAAGCGGATGGTGCTGCCGTCCGCCGCCTGAAAAGCATATACAGGCACGGTCCTTGCCATGCGCACCTCCTTACGGGATAGCCCATTTCAAACGCTGGGCCATGGATTCCGCCTCCCGCGTCAGTTCCGATTCGGACAGGCTGTCGTGAGTGTGGAACTCGTTGTTCAGGTTTACGGTCATACCGCCCGGCTGCCAGGTATCGGCAGTGTTGCCAAAGCGGTTGTTGCTGCGCAGTGTACCGGCCACGGCTACCTGCATCGGCTCGGCCGTCGCGCCCGAAAGCCTCTCCGCCGCATCCTCGACCATCCACAGGTTGTCGGTAATGCCGCGGGAAAGCCCGGCCATAAAATCAGGCATCCACTGCTCATACATACGTAGCGGGCCGATGTCCGGGCGGGAAAAGTGCATGTAGGAGGCAATCGCCGAGGCTACGTTTTTCACGGCTCCGACTACAGCCCCGATGGAGCCGGTAATGCCCTTGACCAGCCCCATGATCATATCCTTGCCCCAGCCGATAAACTTAGCGGGTAGGCTCTTTATGTAGCTGATGCCGCCCTGCATTACCGAGGTGAAGCCGGATTTCAGTGCGCCGCCCATGCCCTGGATGCCGCTGCCCAGCAGCTTGATGACGTTGCCGCCCAGTTCGATCCAGTTAAAGGCGGTAATGACATTGGCAACCGCCAGCAAAATTTGCGGAATGTTCGCCACCAGCGTGGGCACAGCCTGGATCAGGCCCTGCCCCAGCATGATGATCAGCTTTACCCCCGCTTCCAGCAGCTTGGGCGCGTTGTCGTTCACAATGCCCGCAATGTCGGATATGATGCCCGGTATGTAGGTGATCATGGTCGGCAGGCCGTTGATAAGCCCCTGCGCCATGTTCAAGATGAACTGGATGCCGGTGTCTACCAGCTGCCCCGCATTGGCGCGCAGCCCGCTGGCCAGGTCGGCCGCAATGGGCAGCGCCTGTGCCAGCAATTGCGGGATGCCCGTAACCATTCCTTGCCCCAGCTGGGTCATCAGGTCGATGCCGCTTTGCAGCAGCTGCGGCCCTACGTTGGTGGTCAGGTCGGTGAAAATGCTGCCCAGCCCCTCGGCCAGACCGGCAAAGCCGCCGCTGGTAAAGCCCTCCTGCAAGGTCTGCAGGTAGCCGCTGGCCAGGCTCACAGCTGCGCCCAGCTTGCCGCTGACCGAATCAAACAGCGCAATGCCCAGGTTGGCAGCGTTGGTTTTCAGGCTCTCCATCCGGTGGGCCATCGTGTCGGTCATGGTGGTGTAGGCCGTCTCGGTCGCACCGCTGCTGTTCTCCATCTGGGCCAGCACATCGTTGAACTTCTCCGCGCCGGAGTTTGCCAGCGAAAGCGCACCCGTACCGGCTTCCACACTGGACCACAGGGCCGCAAACTGGGTGGCATCGCCGCCCACGCTGTCATACAGCACCTGCAGCACGTCGCCCAGGCTCTGGCCGCTATCCATCAGTTCAGCAAAGCCCTGGCCGGTCTCTTTTTGCAGGATCTTGCCCACGGTCGAGCCGGTGTCGCCCAGCTCGTTCAGCATGGACTTGGTATAGGTGGTGGCCTCGGCGGTAGCAATACCGTTGGCCGTCATAATGGCCAGGCCGCTGGACAGGTTTTCCACGTTCACCATGTAGGCTGCCGCCAGCGGGATGACCCGGCCCATGCTGGCCGATAGTTCGTCTACGCTGGTTTTGCCCAGGTTCTGGGTGGTCAGCAGCACGTCCGAAACATGGGTCGCTTTGTCGGCACCCAGGCCGTAGGCGTTCAACGCCGTGGTCAGGATGTCGACCGCCGAGGAACTGCTGGTAAAGCCCGCAGCGGCCAGCTTAGCCGCCTGCCCGGCAAAGGCCACGGCATCGCCGGTATCTTGCCCGGCGCTGATAGCCTGGTAGGTGGCCTCGGCCAGGTCACCCGCCGCAATGCCCATCGTGCCGGACAGGTCAGAAATCTGCTCTTTCAGCTCCCCAATGGGCACTTTGGTGGTATCGGCAATGGTTCCCACCTTGGCAACCTCCGTCCCAAAGGCGCTGCCCTCGGTAAAGGCGGCCTGCAGCATCTTGCCGATGCCCGCCGCCGCAAGGATCTTGCCCACTGCGCCGATCAGGCTCTTGCCCAGGCTCTGCCCGGCAGTAGCACCCGCAGCGGTTACTTCCCCGCCCAGCGCTTCACTGATCTTGCCGCCGATGCCGGTGGCCGAGGGGATGATCTCAACATAGGCTTTCGCCAGTTCGGTTTTGCTTGCCATGGCATCAGCCTCCCTTCAAAATTTCTGCTTTGGCCGCTTCAAACTCGGCAGCCGTGGCAAAGCCGGTCACCTTGCGGCGGCGGGCCGTGCCCAACAGGGTATCCAGCACCGGGGCAGGGCGGTTGCGGCCATGCTGGGCGTCTTTGGTCTTGCTCCACACCAGCAGCTGCAAACTGTCAGCCATCGCACCCAGCAGCAGCGTGTCGGTCGTTATCGGGGCATGGTTCAGCGCCATGCAGGTGCGGCTTGTCTCCCGCAGGCCCCCGGCCAGGGTGGCCGCCAGCGGCAGCCCCAGGGCGCGCCAGTCCAGTACATGGTAGGTTTCCGCCATGTCGCACACCAGCTCGTCCGGGGCCAGCGCTGCCATCCGGGCCAGGGTCAGGAGTTTTTTCCCGCTTTGTAATCCAGCAGGATCTGCACAAAGTCGTTGGCGACAGCCTCGCCATCGACAATGCCGTCCTCATCGCGGTGGAGGTCGTACAGCTTTTTCTTCAGGTCTTTGCCCAGCAGCAGGTTCAGCGCATCGCTCAAACCGGCATCGCTGCCGCGCTCCACTTCCACCAGCGCGTCCAGCAGTTCCATGTTGTGGATGCGCTTTTCCGGGATGGCGTAAACAAAGCCGCTTTTTGTCTTGCCGGTGATCATGCCGTTTTCTCCTTGATGTACTCGTAGTGGGTGTTGCCGTCCTTGTCCGGCGTGGCGGTGATGGTAATGTCATACCCCAGCGCTTCCTCATCGGCGTAGACGATGTCGTCCATCTCGGTGATCTTGGCTTTGGGCACGACCACGCGCTTCAGCACGCCGTTCAGGATCAGCTCCACCACCCAGGCCTTGTCCTCGGCAGCGCTGCTGTTGGCCTTTACGGTCAGCCCGTCCTTGAGGGTGCCGGTCACGTTGTCATCGCCGTATACGGTTTTCAGCACGTCAGGGTTCAGCGCTTCCAGCAGCTTGAACTGGAAGGTGTCCGACTTTTCTTTCTGGTAGGTATGCACGGTATCGCCGCCCCAGGCCTTGATCTTGTCACCGTCCGGGCTGTTCGCGTTGGTCAGGCCGTCCTCGCTGATATAGCCCAGGCACACAAATGCTTCATTCAAAGCGGTGGTGGCATCGGTGGGCAGCGTAGTGTCCAAAGGCGCACGGTACACCGCGCCGCCAATCTTGGGCTTACTGGTGGTTACGTTTTTTGCATCAGCCATAACTGGCTCCTTTCCCGTGTCCAGTGTGGACACGCGGTTATTCGTAATAAGTCACCGCAAACACCGCCTGGTAGCGGTATTTTTTGGTTTCGGTATTGGTAAAATTGTAATCGCGCTCCAGGCGGCAGGCGGCCACACGGTCCAGTTTCGGCAGGGCCAGCATGGCCTCGATCACGCGGTCGTCCAATTGTGCCGCCAATAACAACGTTGGCGCATAACTCTGTACGGCCAAAGTGGCGCGGCGGATGTAATTCTGCCTGCTGCTGCCGGTTTTCTCCAATACGACAAAAGTGCCGGAGGCTCCCTCCGGCACTTCCATCGTCACAGGAACACCCAGCCGGTCGCGCAGATAATCCAAAACAGTCGTTTCGATCATCGCAAAGCCTTTTCTATGGTGTTGTTGCGGTAGTTGTCGCGGCGGGCCTCAGCAGTCTGGGGATACACGGTGGCAATGGCGCGGGTCTCTTTCTGCATGCTGTCCACAGCGTAGCCTGCACCGCAGCGGGCGGCGATCTCCTCGGCATGCTCGGTGCAGATGGCCTGCATCTCCTTGCTTTTCAAAAGCCGTCGCACCCCGGCGCTGTTCAGCTTGATTTTTACCTTAGTCATACCGCTCCACCTTTACCTGTTTGTTCCATGCCAGCGGTACCAGGCTTTCCATGCCTTGTACCACATCCCCGTAGGTGCGGAACTTCTGCCCGAAAAACTCCACGGTCACGTTGTGCCAATCATGGCTATCCCCCTTTGGCAGGGCCAGCGTGTAGGCCAGCCGCCTGCCAGTCAGGGTCAGTTCGTTCACGATGGCAGCGGTGTCCGGGGCACCAACCAGCACATTGTGCACGGTCACGGGTGTTTCTTCATACACCGGCGCATGGAAAGCATCCTCGCCGGTCTGGTGCTTCTCGTACAGCACCACATCAATCCCCCGCAGCATCGCAAAGCCCCTCCACCGGGCTGGCCGCGCCGATGCGGTTGCCCGCACCCAGCAGCTTTTTTTCCAGCTTAGAGAGGTACAGCTCCCCGGCGCTGCCGCTGCTGCCCATGGTCCAGCTTTGGGTATAGCCCAGCGCTGTGGCACTGCCTTGGGTAGCGCCCATGGGGTACAGCGGGGTCTCGCCGCCGGTGCCGTCACCCAGCAGGCGGCGCACCATCCGGCAGGATACCAGCCGCTTTACATCAGGGTCAGCATCCTTGCCGTAGGCATCGATCACCAGGGCAGCTTCCTCCAGCAGGGCGGCCGTCCGCTCCCGTTCCTCCTGGGTCAGTGTGCGGAACCCGACCTCAACTTCCTCCACAATGGCGTATCCCATGGGGTGCCCTCCTTATCAGGCCTCGGTGCGCTTGATGTACAGGGTCTGCGGCTTGGAGACCTTGACGCCGTAGACCTTGCGGCCCTGCACGGCGCTTGCACCGATGTACTTGCCGCTGCCGGCCAGATCCTGCAGGTGGACGGGAACCTGCCACTCCATCACGCGGTGGCACCAGTTCGGGTGACCGCAGATGAACTCGGTGGTGGTCTTCTTGCTGGCCACGCGGGTGGTGTTCTCGTAATCCATGTTGTTGGATTCAAACACGTTGAAGCCCGCGATCTTACCGGCCACGCCCGCCTGCACCATCTCCTGAGACAGGTCGCCGCGCTTGATGAAATGCTCATCCAGCATCAGCACTTCCAGGTACTCGGGCGAGACGATCATAAAGCGGCCATCGGCGGGTACGCCCTTGCGGCTCAGCACGCGCTTGGCCTCCAGCGCCAGCTTGTAGGCGTTGGCCTCGGTAGCGGCGGTCTTGGTGGCGCTGATGGTGGCGCCGCTGGCGGCCTGCAAAGCCTCGATGGACTTCTTGTCGATGGACAGGCCCAGGCTGTAACCGGCGCTGTCCAGGCGGTCGGCCACAATGCCATCGGGCACACTGGCGGCATCAAAGCCGTCGATCAGCTCGTTCACGGCCTCGTCCTGGTCGATGTTCAGCTCCAGGTAGGTAGTGGTACCGGCCTCGGGGTCGATGCCGGTGGCCTTGTTGTAGTCCTTGACAGAGACCTCGGTATCACGCACCGGGATCTTGACCTTGCCCGCCTTGGGGTCGCCCTCGTAGCGGTTGTTAAAGATGTAGTTGTCACGGGTCACAAGCTGATTGCGCAGCTTAGCGTCCACCAGCTTGCTCCAGCGTTCCTGATTTGCATGTGCCATAATTGGCTCCTTTCTGTAAAACTTACACTTTCAAGTTCGGATTCATCGACGCGAAAGCAGCCTCCACGCCGTCCACCATGCCGCCCTTGCCGCGGGCGGCGGCCTCGCCGCCGTCTTTCACGTTGGGGTAGCCGCCGGGGGCGGCATCAAAGGCCCAGGCCTTGTCTTTCACCAGGGCATCCAGCGCGGTCTTGATGTCGCTGGTGCGGTCCTTGCTGGCTTTCAGCGCCGCCACATCCAGCATCCCGCGGATGGCCTTTACATCGCGGCCGCGTGCATCGCGGATGGCACCGTCCAGGGCGGCATCAAAGGCAAAGCTGTCGGCCTGGTCGGTCAGCTGGCCCTGCAGCTTGGTGATCTGGCCCTTCAGATCAGCCACGTCCACCCCCTCAAAGGCTTTCAGGCCGTCTTTGGCGGTGTTCAGCTGCTTGGTCAGGTCATCCACCTGGCCTTGCAGGCTGGCGGCCTTGGTCTTTTCGGCGGTGACGTCCCTGCCGTTTTCGCCCATCAGCCAATCCAGCTGTTCATCGGTAATGCCGGGGATCTTGTTCTTGACTTCTTCGCGTTTCATAAGGGTTCCTTTCCGCCTGCGCTTTGTTTACGCGGGTCGCATCCGCCTTGGCTGTGCAGTTTTACGCCATGCCGGGCAATTTTGGGTATAAAAAACGCCCGCCCCGGCCTCATGCGGCCAGGTTAGACATAAATGCAGCGCCGAAGCGCTGCTGTTATATCGTGCCTACCAATAATTACGGATAAAATCTATAAGTAGTAAAATAGATAGGATGGCTGTTACAATCAATATGGTTGCAACAGCCATCACGGCAAGGCAGCCTACAACCATAAAAATCATGCGCACAGAAATTCTCCAGATTACGGCTTGACTTCCACGCTGGGCAGTATGTCCGCGTGGAAATACAGTTTGTAGTGGTATGGGTCGGTATGCGTGCCGGTAATATCTTCTACGACATACATCGTGTACTCATTCAGGTAGATGTAGTTGACTTTGTACTGGTCAGGCCCGATTTTTACGGTACAGACCAGCTCATCGTTGTCATTGTTGCTGATAGACATGTAGCCCTCGGCTTCCATGACAATCGTGTCGGTGCGGGCATTGTAGACGGTGATCTTACGCTCGCTTTCAAAGTAATCGGCCTGCTTAGCAATGTTGTAGTTGGCTTTATCAGCTTCCGAACATCCGCATAGCAGCATTGTGGCAATCAGAACAGAAAAAACTGCGGAAAAGATTTTTTTCATGTTAGACTCCTTACTGATTTTATTGACTTTTCTATGATGTTTGAATATAATATAGGTGAGGCTCCCCTCCGCCCGTTCTGGTGGGGGTGGTAAAGCCTCATTTTTTGTATCGAATCGCTCTGACAATCTTTCCATGATTTAGGATTAAAATATCTGCTGTACATTTTTCTTGCCGTTCCAAACGGCGTATCACAATTTTTCCTATGTCCTGAATAGAGACTTCATTGTCGCCATAGTCCAAAATTACGCCGCCAGGATTTTCAAGTATTTGTTTTAATGCGTTTCGCAGTGCACTATCGGCAGATTTTTCGGTTGTGGTAGTTTTTAATTCCCATCCCTTGCCACGCCACAAAAAATCTGGAGTCTTTTCATAAAGCCCGCCATCTTCAGCCAGTAGCACAATGTCGCCGCCGAGGTTTTCGTGCAGCCATTGTGCTGTTTTTATTTCCTCGGCATGGTGGGAAATACGGTAGCCCTCGCCGTAGGTCAAAGTGCCTGCACCGGGTTTGGCATTGCGCTGGTATTCTTCCAACACATCCAACATTCCGCCGGAAGTGGGGAAAGTTTCGGCTTCAAGGGCTTTCCTCGCCGCATACGCCGCCCGTTTCTGGGCGTTGATGCGCTCGCGGTTCCTGGCGTAGTTCACCCGGCGCAGAGCGTTCACATCGCTGCCAGCGTCCCGGTACTGTTTCAGGTACTTCTCCGGGTCATACCCGGCCACCGTGCTGGCACCGTCAAACCGTATCGCGTACTCGCAGTCGCAGTTGGCGTGGATATGCTCGGCGTGCCCGCCCTTGATGGCTGCCTGGCTGGCTTTCTGCCAGCCGCGGCTTGCCAGCGTCAGGCAAAAGGCGCAGGTGTCACCCTGGGGCACCCAGGCAAACTCGGCCCCGTCCCGCAGGGCGTTTTTTAAGGTCGTGTCGGCTCCGGCGCGTTTGACCAGGCGGCTGACCCCGCGCTGCATCTGGGGCGGGCTGGCCTTGGTGGCCTGCACCATCCTGGCTATCTCGCCGTAGCTGGCCGGTTCGGCAGGCTCGGCGGCAGGCACCCCCGCCCGGGCCGCGGCGGCCAGGGCATCGTACATCTGGCAGGCCAGTTCGGCGCTGCCCTCGCCGTACTTTGTCACCAGCGCGTGGGCGTAGGCGATCAATGTATCAGTGTCCCCGGTGCCGTGGGCGGCTATGTAGTCAGCCATCAGTTGCCCGGCACTCTGGTTCAGCCGGGCCAGGCGGGCCACATACTCACTCCACGTTTGTGCCGTCAGCTTCATCTTCGACCTCTAACAAAACCTGCTGCCCCCGCACCCGCTGCTCCTGGGCCTTGATGCGCAAAATGTCCGCCTGGTCAAAACCGATCATCTCCAAAAAGGTATCGGTGCTGGCAAACTCCTGCCGTGCCGTGGCAATCTTGATGGCAGCGTCCGCGGTCACGGCTACGCTGGGCATGGCGGGGTTCTTGAAGTGGGCCATAACGTCCCGCTCCTCCTCGGTCAGTTCATCCAGCGTCACGCTGCGGGCAATGGCCTGGGCCATCCGGGCAATGGTGCGCAGCGCATCGCCGTTGCCGGTGTTCAACTGCTGGGCCATCAGCACCAGGGTCTGGCTCTGGGCCAGGATCGCATCACTGCTGGTGGGGTTGGCATCATTGATCACGCCCACATCGGTCACGGTCAGGCCGGTGGCGGCGGCAAACTGGGTGGCGGTCATCCGCATTTTTTCCACATGGGGTGCCAGGCTGCCCTGGGCCAGCTGGCCAAACAGCGGGTTTTCGCCGGTCTCTGGGTTGCTGGTAGCGGTCAGCAGGCTGCCCACATAGGTTTTGAACTTGTCGTTCATGATGGTATCGTACTGCTCATCGGTCACGCCCAGCAGATATTTCTGGGGCGTGGTGTCGAACTCCAGCGCCACGGTGGCGTTCGCAACAATGCGGACATAATCATCGATCAGTGCGCGGATGGCCTTTTTCAGCCGGGAGCGGCCAAAGGGTTTGTCGCTGGTGGCGTTCCAGATCAGCGGCTCCATCAGCGGGCGGCCCATGCGGTGGGCGTGGCGTGTGGCCGTCCATTGGCCCTGCACGCGTTCCAGCACAATAACGGCGTCGTCGGTGTACAGGTTGACCAGGTGCGGCACCCAGCGCCCCTTGAACTGCTCATCCGGCACGGTGTCAATGATGGCAAGCCCGCAGTCGATGCGTCCTTTTTCGCCGTTCCACAAAGCCGCCGCTGTGGCGGGGCTGTGGAACCGGATGCGGCAGCCGATGGCATCGTCGGCGTACAGCGTGGCGAACACGCAGCCGTATTTCAGCTCATCCCGGCATGCCTTGCTGTATTCAGCAATCAGCCGGTTATCGGCCACCAGCTGGGTCAGGGCTTCGGTGTTTTTGCCTACAAAACCGTCAAACATGCTGCGCGCAGCCAGCACATCCACGGTTTTCTGGCCCCAGTTGCAGCCGACCTCCAGCTTTTTGATGCCGCCGGGCAGCGCAATGCCGATGTTTACATCGCTCAGGGTGATGTGCCCCTCGTAGTATTTGTCTTTGGTGTCATTGTAGGGCTGGTGGTAGTTGAACACCTCGGCCAGCGCGTGCAGCTGCTTTTCCTCGTCCACGGTCAGCCCCGTGATGCTGCCAAAATGCAGGTCGGTCATCTTCGCTCCTTTTACCCGATGCGCATCTTGCGTGTCGGGTCTCGTTTGCAGGTTTTTGCGCCCCAAAGGGCCAGGGCACAGGCTTCCACCGGCAGGCTGTTGTCGCCGCCAAAGCCGTACCCGCCGCCGATGGGCCGCTTGATTGCGGTTACCGCGCTCTCGTTCAGCACCGTCTGGGGGCGATACCAGGTCAGGCTGTGCTCGTTCACGCTGTTGGTGAAACCGCCCACCGCCGCGATCACATCTTTCGTGCCGGGGCGGATGACGGAATTTTTCGCTTTCCAGGTGGGGCGGATGCGCTCCACCAGCACGTCCACGCCGTTGCGGCCGTCAATGACCACACAGCTGGCGCGGTCGTAGCGGACATTCAGCCAGTCGGCCAGCCAGCCGTACCCCTGCCCCGAGGGCCGCATCTCGATCAGCGAGACGCGGGCAGGTCCCTCTTTCGGGATGACCGCACCACACAGGCAGACGGCGGAGCCATCCGGCGCAAACTTCACCCCGTAGGCAGTCTTGCCCTCGGGTTTCAGCTCATCGCTGGCGCACTGCTCCCAGGCGGCTTTGTTCAGGGCGTAGTCCAGCTGTTCAGCTGTTACCGGGCTCCACCAGCCCAGACGTTCCCGGGCAAAGGTGTCGGGGTCCATCTGCTCCACCTCGCCCTCGATGGTGGTCAGCTGGATGCGCCGCCCCAGCGCCGGGTTGGTTGCCGCCCAGCGGCGCTTGTCGGTCACATCCCCGATTTCGGGCACGGAAAACTCAAACCAGGCGGTCTTGCGGCTCTCGCCTTCCAGCGCCTTGTTGCGGATGCCCCGGAACACCGTACCCACGGCGGTCTCATCGGGCGGGGTGCCCAGGTACAGCGTCTGCGGGTTCAGGCTGGCCGAGATGGCCGGCAGAAAGGATGCCTGTTGGTTCGCGTCCAGTTCCTGGGCCTCGTCAAAGATCAGCAGGTCACCATGCTGGCCGCGGCCGCCGTTACGGGTGCGGGCCAGAAACTTGATGCGCGCGCCGGACTTCAGGATGATCTGCTCGCGCCCGATGGCCGTCTTGATCTCGGCCACATAGCGCCGCAGCTTGGCTCCCTCGAAAAAGTCCCGCATTTCCTCAAAAGTCTCGGTGGCGGTTTTCTGCAGGTGGGCGGTGTAGATGACCTGCTCGTTGTACATCAGCATCCCGGCCTCGCTCCGGGCCTGGATCAGCAGGCTTTTGCCGTTCTGGCGCGGTACGCTGCCGCCCGCCGTCGGTGCGGCCCACTTGCCCGCCGGGGTAAACCCCATCCAGTCGTCCAGTACGTCACCCTGCCAGGGGTCCAGCACAGTGCCGCCTACCCGCACCAGCTTGGCAGCGTCCAGCCCGTCCGACCGCTGGTACTCAGGCGCGATCCTTTCGGACGGCTCCTGGCTTCCCATCAGCGGCGCGCTCGCCAAGGATGTCGCTGACTTCGTCGCCATGGTTATTTGCTCCCTCGATTTCTTCAATTTCCCGGATGGTCTCCCGGTACTGTTTGGCCAGCGGCGGCAGCGCCTTGGGGTCGTTGCAGCTGTCGATACTGCCCGCCAGCACTTTTGCGAGTTCCTTCAACTGCAAAAGCCGGTCGTTCCGGGCCGTCACGCTCTTCATCTTCATTCAAAAACTCCCTGTGTGTAAATCGGCGCTGGACAGGGCGAGGTCGCCGCCGCGGGGGCCGGGGGACCCTCCCCACCTACCAATTTCCGTCGCTGATTTTGGGTGATTTCGTGATTTTTTGCCCCGAATCTGCCCCGAAAACGCCTGTTTTGTTGCCTTTTTGCGCATTGCAAAAGTAATGTGCAGGCTGCAAGTTGCCCCAATCCTCGGCCGCAGCGCGGGGCGAAGCATACCCGAACTGCCGCCACTTCGACACAGGTTTGATCTCATCAATCACAAAGGACAGCGGATGCGCGGCATCGGACGGTTCATCGTAATGAATCGGCCCCAGCCTGCCATGGCAGATGCCGCACGGTCCGCCCATGGCCCGCAGCCTGGCGCGGTACTTGCGGCGCAGGGCCCCGTTGGCATACCGGGGATTGCCGGTCGGTCGTTTCTCCATAGGCACCCCCGGTGGTTGAAATATTCCGCGTGTCCAATATGGACACATTGCCCCGCCGGGGCAGAATAAAATACAATAGATGCCCAGCGGCGCGAGACGGAGTTTCTTTGTCTCAATGCAGGTGAGCCTCTCCCGCCCGCTGGGCATGATGGTCTATTGCCATCCGTCAGCTGCTTATTTATTACAGCGCCAGCAGCGGCGCAATGGAGCCGTACACAGGCCTTGCACCTGTACTGCGCATTGCTTGGGACGCAGCGCTCATCCCGTTGGGGAATTGCCTAAAGACCAGCGGGAAGCTATACGGCAAAGTGCCGGTCTTTCCCGGCTGTCAATAAGGAGACATAACATGCCCAGTCTGGCGGAATCGAACCGCCGGGCGTGAGGGCGCCCGCAACCCTGCAACCTGGATAAAAAATAGCCGCCCCGATATGGGGCGACTATCGTTCAGGAGGATATCTGAACAAGCAAGCCGTCGAGTATCAAGCCCCAACCTACCCGACACCATCAGCCTACCACACTGGGGCGGAACTAAGCGGAACTAATTTTAAAAAACTCTTGACAATTTCAAAACGGCGCGACGGTGCAGCTTGCGCACATACCGTTCGGTCACACGCATCCTGTCCGCAATCTGGCGGTTGGTCTTGCCGCCCAAGTAGCGCAGCTGTAGCACTTCGCGCTCTAAAGCATCATCAAGATCGCTAATTGCTCCCTCAATCTCAACTTTTACGGCCTCGCCATTCATCAACTGTGCGGCCAGGTTTTGCCGACGCGTGTTGATGCTGACCAATACGGCATCAAGGTCATCGGCCCCGCCGGGGCTGGCCTTGCGCAAGATATCAGCATAGGCGGCACGGCGTTCATCTTCCCGCAATTGTTCTCTCAAGCGTGGCTCTATCTGCCGGGCGTTGCGGTAGCGGTTCAGCCATGCGGTCATTTCATCATAGGTCAAGGATCCTCGCCTCCATGTCTGTGCTCCATTGACGTGTCATCGTCTTGCAACTTGTTCTGTGATGCCTCTCTGCCCACCGAAACACCCAGGGCATAAAACACCACAAACAGCCCGGCCAGCACTGCACCGCCGATGACCTCAAGGATGAAATTTGCAATCGTAGCCATCATTTACCCCGCGCGGCGCGCTTGATGTCGTCGGCAATGTAGCCCTCAATGCCCGCGCCGGTGCTGTACCAACGCTTATTCCAGTCAAGGGCGATCCGTTCACCGTCACGGCCGACACGCTCACCATCCGGTCCGAGGCGGACAGAAAAGCACTCACGATACGGGAACCCATTCACCGGGCTGTCATAGCGTCCCGTATCATCCACCGCGATAATGATCCGCCCGCCGTCGAACATTTTGCGCTCACGGATCGTCAGCCCTAGATCCTTGTGGCGGGCCGTCAGCTTCCAGTTGTCGAAGTCGGCCAGCTCTTGCCGGGCAAGTGCAAGCCATTTCTCGGCGGCGTCATGCCGGACCTTTTCGGCGTTCTTTTTCTCTTTCTCCTCGGCTTTATATTTTTCAAGTGCTTTTTTATCAATATAGCGGCTGCGCGCAGTGCGGTACAGTTGGGACGAATAGATGCTGCTCTTGGCGATGACTTCATTCTGATCCGCCGGGTCCAACTGTTCAACGGTGAAAGATGTCCGGCCCGCCGGGGCAATGCGCAGGATAGCATTGGCGACATTATCAGTCATGTCCAGCGTCACGGGCTGCATTTTCTGGGCATCAAGTTTGCCCCCGTCTGCATAATTCCACTCACAACGCTGGATGTAATCCAGCCCCCTCAGCTGATCGGCCACACCCTCATCCACAATGTACAGAATCGCGGCTTTCTGTGCATCGTTGCTTACCTCCGGCATGGGCGCATAGCTGTTTTTCGCGAATGTCACCTGCTGCACCTTGTATAGCTTGCTGCACTCATAAGCCCGCGTCATGGTAATTTCGCCGCGCTCCACCATGGCAATGACCTCCGGCACACACTTGCTGGCAATCGCATTCAAGCGCCCCAGCGTCCCGGTGCCGTCGCCGGTGATGCGGCTCATCTCATCACGGACGCGGCCATCCAGACCGCCCGCGGCCTTTTTGCGTTCAAGGGCCTGCTTAAGGGCAATATACTGCCGGAGGCGTTCGCCATCGGTCAGCTCGCGCGCCGTGGCGTTGGAGGTGATCAGCGCGATCAAGTCGTCATCCGCACCCTGGCTTTGGTGGATAACACAGGGCAAAACCTCAAACCCGGTCACGCCCTCAGCTGTCAAGGCACGGCAGGCAGTCCAGCGCCGGTGCCCGGCCAGCAGCATGTATTTGCCACCCTGGGCGGGCAGGACTTCCAGCGGGCTGCGCAGGCCACGCTCGGCAATGTCGGCTTTCAGCATGGAAACGTCACCGATCTCGTAGATGCTATTTTCCGGGTTCGGTTCAATGTCTGCCGCCGGCAGCATGACGACCTGCATTTTCTGCCCCGCCGGGGCGGCAGGTTTTGCACCGTTTCCGAGGATGTCGTTGATAGAAAATCCCTTGCTCATGGCTTAGCCCTCCTTTGTGTCCATTCTGGACACGATTTCCTCGACCTCATCGGCCAGGCATCCGTAATCCGTTGCTGCCGAACAATCCGGACGATACGCGCGCAGCGGCTTGTGGGCACTTTTGGCCTCGCTGACCTTGATCGTGTAGCGGATGACGGTGCCCAGCATTTCAACGCCCGCGTCATTCAGCTGGTGGACGACCTCTGCCGCGTACCGGGTGCGGCGGTATTTCGTCATCAGCGCGCCCATGATTTTGAGATGCGGGTTGTAGTACATCTGCACCCGCTCGATCTGGTCAACGATCTCGCGCATGCCGTCACAGGCCCACTCATCACAGTCGACCGGAATAATGACCCAGTCCGCAGCACACAGTGCGTTGATGCTGCCCATGTCCAGGTCAGGCGGGCAGTCCATGATGCAATAGTCATACGGCACATCATTTGCATCGATTTCATCCAGCGCATCCCGCAGCCGGAACTGCTGCGGCTCGGTGGTGTCCATCAGAATGCCACGGTTTGCTTTCAGCATCCGCATATCGCATGGCAGCAGATGCACCCCGACCACGCCGGTATCTTCGACAACAGCATCCCAAACACGGCACTCGCCCAGCATGACCTCTGCCACGCTGGGCCGGTCATAATCCAGCACACCGAAAAACTTGCTTGTGTTGCCCTGCTTGTCCAGGTCAACTACCAGCACGGACTTGCTCAGCGCGGCCAGCTCAGCGGCCAGGTTGCAGGCGGTGACGCTTTTCCCGACGCCGCCTTTTAAGTTAATAATTGCAATGCTTATCATAGTGATCCTCCTATCCCGCCGGGGCGGGTCAATACGTTATTGGGGCCAGGGCATCTGCTCGCCCATCTCTTCAAAATCTTCTTTCGGGGCAGGCTGCCATTGATGGTATTGGGGCTGCCATCTCATAGATACAACGCCGGTCGGACCCTCGCGGTTTTTCGCGTACATGATAGCGGTGTCTTTGTACATGTTTTCGCCGCGCAGTTCCTGGCTGTCCTCTGGACGTTTGTTCTCCACAAAAATGGCGCTGTTGGCGTCCTGTTCGATCGTGCCGGATCCGCGCAGATCCTCCAGGTTGCAGAACCGACCCTCGTTGCCTTTCACACCGGAGCGGTTGATCTGGCATAGCTCCACGATGACAATGCCCATCTTCATGGCAGCCACTTTCAGCCGCCGGGTGATCTCGCTGATGCGCTGATACTCGGTCTGCCGGGGGTCAGTAGGGCTTAGCAGACCGATGTGGTCAATAAAGGCAACATCCGGCTTGTATTGCATCAGTTTGGCTTCCAGGCCGTCGATCGTCAGGTTGCTGTCAGAATCAATCATCATGTTGTGGTGCTGCCGCAGCCGGGCCGCAGCATTGTCGATGATCTCCCATTCGTGCGGGTCCAGTGTTTTGTTGGTCAGTTTGCTGGAATCAATCCGCGCCACTTTGGACAAGATGCGGTCCATCAAGGCTTCGGCGGCTTCTTCCAGGGTCAGGTAGTAGACCCTGTATTTTTTGGACAGCCGCGATGCAAGGTTGAGCGAAAAATCCGTTTTACCGCAGCCGGGCCGCCCGGCTACAACGCACACGCGCTGGCGTCCAAAAACGCCGAAGCGGTCCAGCTCGGGCCAGCCCAGCTTTAGGCTGTCGTCTGGTTCTTTCAGCCGGGCCAGTGTAGCATCAAGCACCGCGTCGAAGTCCCGGGCCGTGCTGTCCGCCTGGGTGCTGCGGATGGCGTCCTGCATCGCCAGGGTGCGGCGCAGCTGGCGGCAGATACTGTCGCTGTCCATCGCATCCTTGGCCAGGCACTTCATCAGGTCGCCGGTCAACAGCCGGTAGCGGTGATCTTCAAGAATCTGCGCCGCATAGCTGCCGATGTTGGAGACGCTGGGGCAGGTCTCGGCCATCTGCATTACGGCAACTTTCACATCATCCGCCGGGTGCCCGTTGGCCGCTGTGTTGATGACCGTGATGACATCCACGGGACTGCCGCTGTAGATCAACTGCTGGATTGCGGTGAAAATGTCGTGACAAACGCCGTCTTCAAACATGGCCGGGACCATCCTGGTGACGTAATCCCGCGCGCCGTCCGGATCCATCAGCGCCGCGCCCAAAAACGCGCGTTGAGTTGTCTGCTGGCGGGTCATGGTTGCTTGTTGCATCGTTCAGCCTCACAAAAATTCGGTGATGTCGGTATCCGGCCCGATTTCCCGCGGCCGGTCTGCCGTGTTGGCGGGGCGCTGGACCGGAGCCTTATCCACAAAATCATCTTTCAAGGGGAAAAGCCCCTCCCATCCGCGCAGGATGCTCTGTTCCAGCACGGCTACCATGTACCCGCTTTTGTTTCGGACGTGGGCCTCATCGGCCAGCTGCTTGAGCTTGTTGCAGGCAAGCTTGGCGGCGTTCACGGTCAGGGGATGCTTGCCAGCAGCCCGAGATTCTGCAAAAGCGATCAGGGCCTTGGTCAGCTGTTCATTGCCGGGGAAGGCCTGTTGAAAGATGCTGAAAGCATCCTCGCGGGCGCCCGCGTTAATCTCTCTTGTATTAATATTATCTTGTAATAATCTACCCGCATTTTTTTGCGGGGGGTCTGCGCATTTTTTTGCGGGGGTCCCCCCGCAATTTTCTGCGGGGGTGGCGCATATTTTTGCGGGGGTCTGCGGCACTACCGCCATACCGGCCAGCGGGCTGATCCTACGCTCGGCGCGTTGCTCACCGGCACCGCCGCCCACCTGGATGATCGAGATGTAACCGCAATCCTGCAAGTGCTTCAACCATCCCTGCACCGTCCGGGTGCTGGCATCAAAGAGGTTTTGGAAATAGGCGTTGCTGGCGTAGCAGTAGCCGGTCACGTTTGTCAGCGCGGAAATCTCTGCAAAAAGCAGCTTTTCGTTGGGTTTCAAATTTTTGTCGTACCGCACAGCGGCGGGGAGCATGGTGTAAAAAGTCGGTGTTTCCATCTGGTACGCTCCTAAAAATGGCCGACCTTAATACAGGGGTGCGCCGCGCTCTTTTTTAGCGCATCCCTGCAAGGTCTTTTTTCAACTTTTAATGGTTAAAACGGCAGGTCGCCCTCATCCTCGATCAGCGCAAAGTCGTCGCCGGGTCCCTGGCTATAGGCCGGTGCCGGTGCGCCGACGTTAGGCTGACCCGCCGGGGCGGTGGAGGTCTGGCCGGGGTTGTCGGCCTTGCTGCCACAGAAATTGATATTGTTGGCAACCACCTCCAGCACCGTGCGGTTTGTGCCGTCTTTAGCCTGGTAGGTGCGGCTCTGGATCCGCCCGTCTACCGTAACCATCTGGCCCTTAGTGAGCCACTTATAGGCAAAATCGGCGCGCTGCTCCCATGCAATGACGGGAATCCAGTCCGCCACGCTCTTGCCGTTGGCGTCCTTGCGCCCACGGTCCACGGCCATGGTAAACGTCGCCACCTGCTTGCCCGTGTTGGTCTGCCGCAGCTCCGGGTCTCGGGCCAGGCGGCCTTGCAATGCACAGATATTCAGCATCAGACCAGCACCACCACGTCGCCGTGCTCGACCTGGTCGGCGAGCTTTTCGGCCAGGTAGGCGGCAATGCTGCGCTTGGCCTCCAACTTCCACGCACCGCCGTCGGCCTCGTACAGTGCCGGATGGCCCTCTTTGTCAAGGCGCAGCAGGAAATCGCTGACAGGCTGTTCGACCTCGAGGAAAGTGCGGTAGGGCTGCAGATGGACGATGGGCTGCACCGTCTGCTGCTCCTTCAGAACCGCGCCGGTCTTGACGCTGACCTCCTGACTGATCCCGTTGTCCACACTGGACACGCCCTGATTCACGTCGATGCGGCTCAGCAGCGCCAGCAGATAGTCACGGTCTGTGGTAACGGCATACAGGCTCTGCAGCTCGACAATGGCCTGTTCCTGGCTCATGCTTCTTCCGATGGTCACGCCGGGCACGTCCGACATTGCCTCATACAGCGGAAAGCGCTCGTAAGGGTTGCGCAGCTCGCCGCCGTTGTAGGTTGTTGCTACCGTGACCTTGCGGGCGCTATCCACGCGGACATACAGCATCCTGCCCAGGGTAAGCCCCTCGGTCAGGATGAGCTTGACCAGCGCGTCCAGGGTGTCTACCTCGTAGACGGTCGGCGAGAACTCCTCGGCCTTGACTTCCAAAAGCGCCTTTGAGCAGAACTTGTGGCCGTCGGCCTCCATAGTAAAAGGCCGCGCCAGGTCGGTGATGCGGTCAATCGCGTCACGCAAAAAACTTGTTTCCATGGTGATTTCTCCTTTTTAATATTTAATACCCGGCCCGGCCTACGCGGGCCATTGCGGGCATCGGTGTTTCATCGCCGTCCATGTCCACCTGGCCGGGGACCTGCGGCGTCATCTCAGCCAGCAGCAGGCTGCCGTCCCGCGCCTTGGTAATGCACAGGGACGTGCGCACCGGCTGGATCGGGGCCAGCGCGGTCTTGGCCTGGGCGTCCATGCCGATCTGCTGCCGGTAGTCGTCCGGGGCAAACGTCAGCGTGATGGTGATCTTGCGCTTGGCCGTGGCGCTGGTGTTGGGGTCCATGATGTTGGCAACCACCCGCTCCACCTCGTAGTCGGTGATTTCGGCAATCGCGCCCATCGCCATGTCCAGCACGCTCTTTTTGTTCACGATCTGGGGCATTGTTTGTATCCTCCTAAATTTCTTCTCCGAAAACCTTGGCAAAGCTGCCGGGGCCGTGGAGATTATCAAAAGCAAATTGTGCCGCCCGTTCCAACACCCGCCGGGAACAAGGATTATAATGCACACCCAGGGGCGGCTCATTGTGATGGTTGTGGCACAGCCAGACCTTGAGGCCGTACCGCTCAGACAGCTCGCGCCGCCCGCGTCCAAACAGGATGTGATGCTCTTCCAGGCCGCGCGTGGTGCGTAGGTTGTACATCCGGCGGCACAGGTAGCACTCCTTATCGTTTTGCAGTATGCTTTTTGCCATGGCGCTCCTCCAGCCCGTTCAAGGCATCCACTGCCCGGCGCAGATCACCGGCGGGCAGCTCTACGGTCGTCCATCGGTAGCCGCAGGCCAGGCAGTCACGGCGGCGGTAGATCCGCCGGGGTCCCTTGGCGCGGGTGTCGATAATATGTACCTGGCTGCTGCCGCATTTAATACAGTTCATCGGCGCGCCTCCAGTCCCGGTACTGCTCGGTGGTTTCGGCATCGTCCACGCCAGCTTCGGCCAGCCGGTCAAAGATGCGGTCAATGAAGTCGTGCATCTGCTGGCGGTCAAAATTACTGCTGCCCAGCCCGATGCGGACCATGCAGTAGCCATCATCCAGCTGCTCCACCTTTTGCACAACGCGGTAGGCGTTGCGCAGGGCGGGCAGAGCCTTGACCGGCACGCGCCAGGTCTCAACCTCTGCGCCGAACTCAACCAGCAGGTCAAGGTAGCACTGTTCGGCAGTCACCCCGCCGGGCGTGTCGCCGCTCAATGCAAGCGCCAGCCGGTTCAACAGTGCCCACATCAGGCGGTTCTGGTCCAGCGTGCGCTTGTTTTTCACCGGGCGGATATCCACCTCAACGCACAAAGGCTGGCCCCGCGCACGGCGTTCCAGCTCGGCGTGCAGCCGTTGTGCTTCCAGCAGATAGGCGTTGTCTACCGTCAGGTTTTCCAGCCCACCGCCGCCGGGCGACTTGTCCGGCATGTACCACGTAACAAGGTGGGCAATCAGCTTGCCTGCCATGTGATCACGCTCCCATCGCGCTTGCACACCCGCAGGCTGACGACGCTGCCGTCATCGTTGTAGGTGATGTCGTCCAGCGTGAGGGTGTCGTCCATGACGTACCGCTCAATGATGTTGGTGCCGGGCTTGCCCTGGGGGACGATGTGCACCTTGCTGGACGGGATGCGCAGCGGCGGCAGGTCGAACACCCCGGCACCGATGCCCCAGGCAGCCGCAGCGGCCAGGAAGCTGCCGTCCGATTCGTTTGTGGCGCTGTCACTATGTACGCGGTAGGCGGCAGGACAGGGGGCATCGCGGGTGGCATCATCCAGCGCAATGGCACAGTACATATACCGCCCGCAGGTGTAATGTCGGACGCTGTAGGTATCACAGGGCACCAGGCTGACAAGGTCGTTCATGTGGTTGCGCACCGCGCTGACATCCGGCCACAGCTTGATCGTCACGCCGTTTTCATCGGTCTTCTGGACATTGACCACGATCTCACCGGCGGCCATGTCGCGAGGATTGGGGTCGGGCTTTTTGATCTCAACATTCTGTTCCATTGGGTTCCTCCGTTTCCGGGCCGACATAACTGCCGGTCTCACTATAGTTGGTGGGGTCAGAGTAGGGCGTACCCCAACCGCACATGGCGCCGTTGTACATGGCGGCGGCCTGGGCGCGGGTAACGCCGGCAGCAGCATTCAACTCATCTACACAGGTCTGGTTGTTTACGCCAAACAGGGCGCGCTCCCCACGCACGATGCGCACAATGCCGCCGGTGTAGGGGCTGCGGGCATAGGCGTAGGCGGGCAGGCCTTTTGCATCAATGTTCAGTTCCATGTTTTTCTCCTTTATGGGTGTTTTTGGCCGCTTGGGCGGCATACCGGCGGCAAGCGCCGGGTGTTTCTTTCTCCAGGTGCAAACCCTGTGCCGGAGGGCCTCGCGCGTTACCGGCTGGGTGTAGCCCATCAGGCTGCACACGCTGCTAAGGCGCTCCCCGCCGTAGTAGCGCAGGATGCTCTCCAGCATCACGTCTGGCGGCACAGGGTGATGGATGCGCTCGACCTGTTGGCCAACGGGGTGCTTGCTTTGGGGATGGGCGGCGCGGAAAGCGGCCATGCTTGTATAGCCCAGGTGCGTCAGCAGTTCATCATCGGTCAGGCATAGGCATTCGGCACAGATTCTCAGCTGGCGGCGGGCGTTAGCGCAGCCGCGCAGCTGCCCCTGCACCCAGGCCAGATCTTCATGCGTCATCAGCAGCAAACCACGCTTTAACGATTTTGATGGCTTGGAGAGCGGCATCCCGCTGACCTAAACGATATAGCCGCTCGCGCTCTGTGCCGCTGGCTCTTGCTTCCTGAAGGGCTGCCTCACTCGCAGCATAAAACGCTTCAAGCTCCTCCAGGACGCTGGTTGCATTTTGCTTGTTCTTGTCCATGGTATACCTCCTCAACAAATCTGGCGGGCTAGTGCGGTGGCCGTGGGCAATGCCGCCATCGCCGCCAGCCCCAGCAGGGCCAGCATCACCGCGCAGGTCTTGCAAAAAAACTTGCCAAAACGCACGGCATGCAGTAAAATATGATTGTGAATTTGCGTGAGTTCACATCTCTGGCCGTTCGGGTGCGCCAACACCTGGGCGGCCACTTTGTTTGTGGGCATAATGGATTCCTCCTAAATTTTGATGGTGTCGGTCTGTAAAAAGTCATCAAGCCAGGCATAGGCTCCGGCGCGGCTGATGAGCAGCTTGCGCTGTCCCCTGCCCTGCTGCGGCGGGTCAAGCCCGACAGCAAACGGAAACCGCCCGGCCACGATGTACTCGGCCATGGTCTCCGGGTTGGCGGGCACCAGATTTGCCTTGAAGTATTCGCACAGGTCCTGCAGCGTCATCGTGGGGCGCATGGCAAGTTCGGTGCTGGTCATTGGTTTCACCTCCTTGTGCGGGTGAATTTGTTTGTGTACACTCCCCTGCCATGCTATAATCAAGCTGGAAAGGGGGTGATGATAATGAATGAGAGAAAATTAGCACTGTCTTATTTGGACTTAAATCCAGAACTGCGTAACAATTTGGGCATTATTGCAGAAGAAATGTACAGGATAATGGAACCCTACCGAAATCAATCTGAAAATGCAGTAAAAGCGATGCAGCAGGCCATGAAATCTGTGGTGCTGCCACCCGATTATTTGAAAAATTTACAGATGGACTTTTCTCTCCCGCTTGGAGAGATTACAAGGGAAATAGCAGAATTAAGCAAAACAATAGATACGAAAATACTAACCGCGCAGATGAACGCAGCTGTACAGCAGGCTGTCCAGGCATTACGGGTGGCAGAAATACCTAACACGTTTGTTTCGGTGGAAAAGGCCGAAGAACTTTACCAACAAGTTAAACCAATCATTCCAGAGGATGAAGCCGCCGCTGTAGAACAAAGCATCGAAGTTGCCAAAAAGCATGGAAATAAGATTTCATGGCGTGATATAATCACAGTGATTGGTTTCATTATATGTGTCTTGACTTTTGCAAAGGATTTGCTCCCAGACAAACATGATCAGTTTATGGAGTCGGAAATTGTCGAGATTCGAGAAAATCAAGAAAAACAGATACAGTTAATGGAGAACATATACCAGTTTTTCGATGACTTGCGTGACGATTCCGCTGAATTTGGCGAAACGTTCCAGCAGGCCGACGATTTGGTCGATTCGGTTGCTGAGGATGAGGTTGTCAATGTTCAGGAGGATAACGCAGATCCATAAAAGGGTAATGCTGCGCCTTAGTTTTTTGATTTCCACCCCTGCCTGATCTTGTCCATCGGGCAGGGGCACTTTGTTATGTGGCACATGTTCACCTCCTCCTTGTGGGCGTGTCCAAGGTGGACACGTTACAGAACTCGCAATAACGCGAGAACTAGCTTAAAAAAATATCTTTTGCCTCTTTGCCAGACAGCTTTAAGGCGTCAACAAGGCTGTGCATCTCGCCAACAGTGAACGCGTCTAAACCGTTTTTTGTTTTGCGGTAAAAGGTGCTAGGGTTCATACCAATCTGGATTGCGAGTTCATCCACGGTCAGGTTGGCGGCGCTTATTTTTTGCTTCAGCAGTTGCATCTTATCAGGCATCAGTGTCTCACCTCCAAACTCGCATTGTTGCGGGTCTGCTATTATAATAGCACTCGCATTTATGCAAGTCAAGAGAAATCTTGCAAAATCGCAAGAAAATTTCTGAAATACACTTGCAAATTTGCAAGTATTAGTGTATTCTTAAATCATAGGAGGCGCATCATGACAACAGGTGAACGTATTAAATGTCGGCGCAAAGAGTTGAGCATGTCAGCTGAACAACTTGCCGAAAAAGTTAGTCTTTCCCCGGCGACAATTTATAGATATGAAAAAGGCGACATTGAAAAAGTCCCTGCCGATGTACTAAAGAAAATTGCAGCGGCGCTCAATTCTTCACCCGCATACCTTATGGGGTGGGAAGTAGAAAATAAACAGCCTATTCCGCCGGGCTTCCAGCCCTTGCCGAAGCGGGACCGCATCCCGCGTGTGGGGCAGATCGCCTGCGGCACACCCATCCTCGCGGAGGAGAATGTCGAGGCCTACGATGAAGTCCCCAGCGATTGGCATGCTGACTTTACGCTGCTCTGCAAGGGTGACAGCATGGAGCCGAAAATCAAGGACGGCGATGTCGTTGCGATCCATTGCCAGCCAATGGTTGAAAACGGCGAGATCGCCGCCGTCCTGATCGATGGCGAAGCCACCCTGAAACGCGTTTTCCTGTTCGATGACCACATCGAGCTGCGCGCCGAAAATCCGGCTTTCGCCACCATCATCCGCATCGGCGAAGCCATGAACACCGTCGCCATTGAGGGAAAGGCCGTTGGTCTTTGCCGCAGACTGTAAATCATCACCTTGGTTTCCTTTATCGTTATAAAATGGTGGAAAACGTAAAAATATGTTTTAAATTTCTTTAAAAAGTTGCATAGGGGACTTGCACAAAACGTGAAAAGTGCATATAATAGGGGTGTAGCCCAAAGGCTGCCATGTGAAACACCATGTTTCATTTATGCTTAACAGACCCCTGGTAGTAAGCCCCCCATGATAAGGGGATTGGCTGAATCCTGGGGTCTTATTTTTTAAAGGATGTGTTTAAATGTCTAAAACAGCAATTCTTGTGGATGGCGGATTTTATCGTAAACGTGCAGCCCATCTCTGGGGCAAGAAAACCGCAGAAGAGCGGGCAAAGGAATTAAATGCCTACTGCCATGCGCACATGCAACCCAAGGATGGAACCCCCCCGCGCGAGTTATACCGTATTTTTTACTACGATTGTAAACCGATTGGCCGCCGCAGCATTTACCATCCACTTACAAAGCGCAATATCGATCTGGATAAATCCGAGACATATACCTGGACGCTTACATTCCTTGAAGAACTGAAGAAGCGCCGCAAATTTGCATTGCGGTTGGGGGAACTGTCTGGTCAGGCCTGCTATAATCTGCGCCCAGATGTTACCAGAAAGCTCCTGGCAGGCACCCGCACTTTGGATTCGCTGACAGAAAAAGATTTTATGTTTGTTGCCCAGCAAAAGGGTGTTGATATGCGTATCGGCATTGACATTTCGTCGCTTGCATTTAAAAAACAGGTGGATCAGATTATTCTTATTGCAGGTGACAGTGACTTTGTACCGGCTGCAAAGCTGGCCCGCCGGGAAGGTATCGACTTTATTCTGGATCCGATGTGGGCCGATATAAAGGATGATTTGTTCGAGCATATTGATGGTCTGCGTAGCCAGTGGAAAAAGCGCGACGATGGTTGAATTTCTGCAAACGTAAAAATAGGAGGAGGTTCCCTATGAAAAAGTATCTTTCCCTGCTTTTGGCTGCGGCGATAGCTTGCAGCATGGCTGCCTGCGGTGCAGCAGCCCCGGCGGCATCGTCTGAAGCAACGGCTCCGGCGTCCTCGGAATCCGAGGCAACCGCCGAAGAACCCTCGGCAGATTCTGAACTGGATGCGACGGTCGATGAGGCCGAGCAGGCCCTAAGCGACATCGGCAGCATCGACGTGGATAAAGGCCTTTTCGATGTGACCATCACCTTCCCTGCCGATTTTGCTACTGACATCACCCAGGAGGAAATCGACCAGCAGGTCGCGGACGGCAAAGTCCACAGCGGTCAGATCAACGAGGATGGCAGCGTCACCTATGTGATGAGCAAAGACCAGCACAAGGCTATCGTGGACGGTATCTCAGAATCCATCCAGTCCACGCTGGATGGTATGGTCGGAACAGAGGATTATCCCAACTTTACAGCCATTGACCACAACGAGAATTACACAAGCTTTACCGTAAAAACCACCACCAAGCCCGGCGAGACCGCCATTAGTGATTCGATGTCGGTGCTTATTTTCGCCACCTGCGGCCAGACTTACGGCATCGTAAGCGGCGATATCCCGGAAAATATCCACGTAGATTTCGTCAACGCCGACTCTGGCGAACTTGTCACGTCTTGGGATTCCGAGAACATGGCAGAATAACAAAAAAGAAAAACGCCCAACGGCGGCAACCGTGGAGCGTTTCGATAGATCAGCTTGCCCACAAGGTGGAACAATCGACCCAGCAATCGTATTGTACCACCAACAGGGTAGGTTTGTCAAAGTGTACCCTGAAGGAGGTTCCACCAC